AGGGCTTTGGGGCAGGGTTACCCTGCCCCAAAGGTTGATTATGCGTGGGTGATGATGGAAATGACCGGGGCCTGGCCAGCGGGAGTTGCGATGCCGCCAGCGCGAAGGAAGCCGACGAAGCCAACTTCGAAGCCGGGCAGGTAACGCTCATCCATTCGGAAAATCGACAGGCCGGGGGTCTGAGTGCGGAAGGTGTAAGCAGCCTTGAAGTCGCCGAACAGAATCGACTTGCTACCGGCAGCCTGGTTCGGAAGCTGAGTTACCAGCTTGACCGGGCGGTTAAGGATGGTGCCAACGAAACCACCGCTTGCGCCGTCGTTATATGGAATGAACAGTGGGCGCAAATTGTTGTCAACCATTCCGACAACAGAACCAAGCGTCGAGTTGTTCATTGCCCAGACCGCGTTCTCCTGATACGCGGGGTCCAGCATTGCGAGCGCCGCTGCAAAGTCAGGGTAAGTGACCTTGAGAGCCGCTGCGCCGGTGAAACCAGCCGCATACGCGGTAGCGAGAGACTGGATGTTGCCAGCATTACCGGCCACAATCAAGTTGCTCATTCCTCGGTATGCACGCTTCAGGAACTTGTCACGGATGAACGCATCCACGTCGAAGCCGGAGTCAGACAGCAACCCACGGTCGATGCGAACGACGCCGGTCGTCAGATTGTCGACCTGCAGAGTCAGGCCGGTCAGCGCGGGGTCCGTCTCAACCGCGTCTGTGCCAACGGTGACAGCGGCCAAAGAATTGGCCGTGTCGTCGTCCTGCACGAGCTTGATTGGGCCGCCGTGATCGGTCGTCAGGGTGTTCACCAGTTCCAGAATCTGGCCGTAAGACTTCTTCGCTTCGATGACCTGGGGAGCAAAGCCGACTGGAACAACCACGCCGCCAAGAGCAGCCGTGGTCAGGTCGCGAGTTTCAACCTGTCCGGTCTGCAAATAGTTGCGGAGTGATGCCTTCTGCCGTGCGTCACGCGCCTCGATGCGTTCGGCGGGGTCATTGCTCTCGCCGGGGTTCGGGCGACCGGGAAGCGATGCACGCTGCTCACTCTTGTACTTCTCGACCGACTCCAGACGGGCAATATCACCGTCCATTACGGTCACATCCGCCAGCATTGCGTCGAACTTGCCACGCGTTTCAGCGTTCACGTCGCCAGCAAGCAGGGCGGTTGCATCTGTCATCAGTTTGCTGCGGTTTTCCTGTAGTGTCTTGAGGTCCATTTTGGTTTCCTTTTGTTACGAGTTTTGGATTGGTGCAGGACAGCGGCCTCTACAGGAGGTGCTTCACAGCGTCCGAACAGAGGAGCGCGATTGAACGCAACCGACAAGCGGTGCATCCGTGCGGAGTGAATCTAAATTTGAGTTAGTTAGAGAGCCGCGCCAGGGCCAGCTTCATCTCCATACGGCACCGCTCCTCAGCGGTAACCTGCGAACTTCTGGAGCTTTGCTGCTTGCACGACGCGCATTGCTCATCCGCACAGTCGGCGTTCGAGCATATTCCGCAAGTTTCGGCCTCACACCGAGGACAATCACAATCACAGCCATTACTGGCGGTGCGCTTCTCAAAACGTGAGCGAAACTCTGTTGGCATCGACTCAGGCAGACTGCGAACACCCGAGGTAGCCGCTGGAAACGCGGGAAATGCGACAGGAGAAACGTCGATTAGCTCTGCAAACTCAAGAATGCGACGTTGAACACTTCCGTCAGGCATCTCTGTCCATTGGTCACGCGCCACAATGAAGGAAAATGAAGACTCTTTTACATCCTTACGGCGCATAGATACAAGCAAATCCTTTGCCGCCTGAGTCTCGGGCATGTCACATTCATACGCAAGGCCGCGTGCATCCACAGACAGCCGTAGAGTTCCAGACGATTCGCGCCCCAAAACTGTATCGGCTGAGTGATTCCACAAGCATCTTGCGTCGTGAGGTGCCGCCAACACAGCATCAAAGGCATTCTTGTCCACAAACTCTGTCCAGCCAATGTCACTGGACGCGGAGTCAAATACACAGGAGTATCCGCCTATTTTTGGGGCTTCTGTCTCTTGCGAGACGCGGAATTCCTGAGTTAGATAACGGCGCTCTAGTTTATTCATCTTTGAGACCTCTTTCAGCTACAGCGGCACCAGCTTCGCGATAGATGCCCAGGCGTAAGGCTCTAACTGCCTTCTTGACCTCTTGTTGAGTCGTTTCAGCCTTGTTTTCTGCTGTCCAATCGACTGAACGGATGCTCAAACTCTTCAGAAACTCACGAGAAACCTTACCGGAGTTGCGCCATTCCGCGTCCAGATTGAACTGAACGCGGGCTTCACCTTCGATCAGCTCAGCGATGCTTTCCAGCACCGGGGAAAAGATTGGGGTAAGTGAGTCAACATCACGCTTGGCGCGGGCCGAGGACCGGCCCACAGCGTCGGTGAAAAGAGGAGAGAACGATCTCTCGTAGCGGGCGGAGTAACTACTCATGCCCGACGTGTCACCAACGCCGCCTTTGTTAGGGTCTGTGCCGACTGGTTGGTCTTGAAGGCTCTCCGTGTCAGTCAAACGGGCGGAATTTTGCATGTTGACCGGGATAATGGTTAAATCTGCGTCATCATCCGCGCTCGGGTTCATGCCAAGCTGCTCACGTGCCTCATTCTTCGACAACAGACCCCATTGACGACCGACAGCAATGCCATCCATGACAGTCTTGTAATCACCGCGCAAACGTTCAGAGGTATCGAACTGCACGAAGCGGTTAGGGTCGGCACCGAGTAACTTGATGCAAATCTCTTGCTCGATTTTGACCAAATATGGATTTAAACAATCGAGAACAAAGCCGCGATTCATTTCGGTGACGTTATTGTTGCTAACTTTGCTTGTATCACCAACCATGTGCGCCGGTACCCGGAACATGGCGGCAATGTCAGAGCGCACAAACTGCATTGACTCCAGAAACTGCGCGTCCTTGGCGCTGATGCCGAGCGCGGTATACTTCCAATCGGACGGGAGTACAGCGGTGCGGCCCTGATTTTCTCCGCCGTTTGCCTGTTCCCAAGCCGAGCGCATGTTTAGAAGATCTTGCTCTGACACTCCGCCGACCGGCGTTAGAATGCCTGGGGGCTTTGAGCCGTTGCCGAAGAAACGTGCGGACGCTTTGAGCGCCGCTGAAGACCATCCCACGGTTTGTTTGCACTGCTGAATTGGGCTCAGGCCCTTCAATCCGTCGTATGAGAACAAACGGAAGTGAAGAGTGTCGGCGGCCTGAAGAATGCGTGTGCCACCGGTGGCATAGTCAACGGTTCGATACGCCAGCTTGCCGGAAGGCAAACGCACCGGCTCCGTCTTCATCGTTGCAAGGGGATAAAGCTGAATAGGCTGATTCGAACTGTCGCGGATAACCTCAACGTATGAATTTCCCGATAGTGCCAGACTGCCGACCACGTTTTCCCAGAGGACAACCGAGGGCATTTCGTCATTCGGTGTGAGTGCGAGCAACTTATAGACAGGATCGTCAATTGCTTCTGAGCGACCCTTTTCGATCCGCTGATAGGTTCTCAGAGTGAGAGACCCAATGGCCTCCGCAATCGTTCTGACGCAAGCGTAAACAGTTGCTTGCTGCATTGCCGAGAACTCGTTGACCACCTCACCGGCGGCTGTCGTATTGCCACCAAACAGCCAGTTGAAAGCTGCCCCCATCGACAGTTTGGGATTTTCAAGGGGACCGCTACGGCGTTCAGAGCTAAATAGCCGAGTGAAGATATTCATGCGTTATGTGCCTTAGATGTAAAAGGGTTTGAAGGACTGCTTTTGCTGGATCGGCGTGACCATCGCCCGCCCCAGCGCGTCTAACAGCGCGCTTACGCCGTCAATCTTCTCTCTACTTTTCTCTTTATCCGGCTTCATCAATCCAGTTGGTCCGGCCTTGACGACGGTATTGCTGACCATCCACCGGAGGACCGGATTACCACCGTGCGCAATCTCAGCACGGAGCACCAATTCCATCAGGCGTTTCAATGGTGCGGTCATGCTTACGTCGCCTTGGCGAAATGGCACCAGTGTTAATCCGTCACTTTGTAACTGGGTGACGATTTGAGAGGCGTTGTAAGCGTCGAAAGCGATTTCAACAATCTTGTATTGCGCTGCAAGTTCGTTGATCGTCGCGCGAATCACGTCGTAATCAATGACATTTCCATCTGTGAGGTAAAAAAGCCCTTGCCGTTCCCACACGTCATAGGGCACTCTGTCGCGCTTGCACCGCTTCTGGATGTTGTCTTTCGGCAGGAAGAAATGCGGGACAACTTGCCATTTCTTGTCTTCGCCGTACGGTGGAAACAGCAATACGAATGCGGCAATGTCTGTCGTCGTACTCAGGTCCAAGCCGCCCAAGCAAGGGCGGCCCCTCAGAGACTCAGAATCGACGGGGTCATTGCAGAGGTCCCATTTCTCCATCGGCATCCAGACCGAATGCGAATCTGTCCAGACCGAGAGTTTGAAGCGAAGAAACTCATTCAGAGCCGATGGATCTTCTTTGGCCTTTACCGCCTGTCGGCGCAGGCCCTCGATGCTGACCGCGTGACCAAGACTGGGATTCGCCTTGATCCAGTTGCGCTCATCTTCCCAGCCCGCCGGGTCTTTTACGTCCTCATCATCTAGTCCGCAAACCCAGGCGAACCAGGCGTCATCATCAATGATTCCTTGAAGTACCTTTGTGCTATACTCGCGCTGCTTCCAGCAAACGGAGTGCCGGTCCCAGCCGGAGTTGGTGATTGCTAGGAGCCACGCTTCCGGACGCTTTTCGAGTGCCGACCAGAAGGCGTTGAACACATCGGCGGTCGGGTGTAAGTGAAGCTCGTCCAACACTACGAATGAAGGCCGGGACGCGTGAAATAACGTTTTTGCCTCTGCCGAACATGGCTCGAACTTTGAACCTGTCGCAAGAATGTGAAGGTTGTTCCGGTAACTCCTGATTCGTGCGGATAGGTGCTCGCTAAGTTCGACCATCCGCACGGCTGTATCGAAAACGACCTTGGCAGTTTCTTTGTCGGTCGATGCGGAGTAGACATTCGCCCCGTGCACAGTTATCAGCTCATAAATGCACAGTGCGGAGGCTAGGGTCGACTTCAGGTTTCCACGAGAGATTTCCGCGTAAGCAACCTTAAATCTGCGGTGTCCTGTATCCGAGTAAACCCATCCGTATAGGATGTAAAGCAATGCGGCGACCCACGGCTCAAGGATGAACGCTTTGCCCTTGTAATCACCTTCGGTTCCAACAATGAACCTCTCAATAAACCGGATGACCCGAAGACCTTTATCCTCGT